CCGCGAAGCCCGCGAGCGAAACCGTGTCCTCGAGCGCGGCGAGCACATCCTCGGCCAGATCGGCGGCGATCCTCCCGGCGGGCAAAGCGTCCGCATCGGCGATCACTTCGAAACTCAGCGACGGAATGCGATTGCCGAAATCGGCGAGCTGCAACCCCTCGAACATCGCATAGGCATGGCCGCGATGCGCGGTCGCCAGCCGGCCCTCGGCGGATGCGATCAGCGGATCCGCCGCCTCGTCCTCGCCGCCCAGGTGCAGCCGGAATTTGGTGCTCGTCTTCCAGTCCCCCGCCGCGCCGCGCAGCAGCTTGCCTTCCGCCCAGATCCGCTTCACCGCGACGATCGGTCGTGCCGACAGCAGCACCGCGAACGACGCCGAATAGCTGTAGTTGTTGGTTCCCGAACTGCCCTTGCCGCCGCTGCGCGAGCGCGCCTCGATCAGGTCGGTCGACCAAATCACGGTACCCGCGACCCGGATGGTCCCGAACAACCGGCCGATCTGGGTCCCGTAGCTCGAGGTCTGCACCGCCAACTCGGTCAGCCGCGGCCCCTCGCGCGCTTTGCCGAACAACGCATTGTCCGCTTGCTGTCCGATGAGCGCTCCGATCGCGCCACCCACCGACCCGCCGACCGCACGCCCGACCGTCGTCAACACCAGCGTCGCCATCACGCGTCTCCTTCTCGCCGCCACGCCCCGATCAGCGTCCAGGGCGCGACGCCCGGCCGCTCCACCACCCGCCGCAACCCGGCATCGGCATGAACCAGCCCGGAGTCCGTCGCGACCGCCAGGTGCAGCTGCCCCGCTCCCACCGCGAACAGCAGCACGTCCCCCGCGCACCGCCCGTCGCCGCGTACCAGCCGTGCGTCGAGCAGCGCTGCCACCCGCGCCGGATCGCCGCCCCGCAGCGCGTAGCCGCTCGGCACCCCCGTCAGCCCGGTCGCCGCCGCCACCACTCCGACACAGTCGAGCCCGCTTGCCGCCTCGCGCCCGTGCAGCCGGAACCCCGCGCCGACCAGCGCCCGCGCCGCGCGTGCCACGTCACTCACCGGGATAGCGGGTGAGCAGGTCGACCCCGGGAAGATAGGGCTCGCCGCGAAAGTTGAGCGCATTGTCGAACCGCCCGGCGCAGGTCGCGACGCTCTTGTCGCACCCCTCGATCGCCTCGACGAGGGTCCCTGCCGCCACCGCGAACGCGGGCGGCGAGCGCAGCGTCAGCGTCGCTCCCGCCGACCGCAGGATCGCGCTCTCCAGCCCGCCATTGCCCCCGCCGATCCAGCGCAGCGTGCCGCCCCCATAAGCATCCGCAGTCGGTTCGGCCGCATCCATCGTCAGCACCCGGCTGTCGCTCGCGATCACCCGCAGCATCCGCCGCCGCCCCGCCAGCGCCACCCGGCACCGCGCGTCGCCAAGCTCGGCGCGGCACTCCGCCGACGTCACCTCGACCACCCCGCGATCGAGCGCCCCGCTCGCCCCGCGCAGCTCCGCGGTGAAGCCGTCGTCGTTCAGCTCGACCGCCCCGATCCGCCCCTCGCCCAGCGCCGCGTGGCGCGCGCCGTTGGTCCAGTCGACCGCGAACACCACCATCCGCGCGCCGTCCCAGCGCCCCGCGATCAGGTCGCGCTCGTCGATCGCGCTGCTCGTCAGCGCGCCGCCGACGTCCATCGTGTCGGCCTCCAGCCCCCCGGTCCGCACCACCGCGGACGGCGTCATGCCCGGCGCGGCGCGGTGCACCAGCCCGTCGACGATCAGGTCGCGGTCATGCGCGGTCAGCCCGATCGTCACCCCGTCGCACCGCTCGATCCGCCAGCACAGCGCGATCGTCGCCAGCGGGGTCATTCGCGCACCTCGACCAGCGGCACCGACGCCGCATTGCCCGCGAGGAAGGTCGATCGCGTGACGCTCAGCGTATCCTCCGCGAACCGCACCGGTACGTCGAACGCGAAGTCCGCGGTGACGATCGCGCCGGTCGCGGGCACCGCGTCGAGCGTCACCCACCCCCCGGGCTCGACCGCGAACCCCTGCGTCCGCACCCCGTCGACCGCGACCGCGACGCTCCCCGCCACCGGCCGGGTGATCCGCCGCACCGAAGCGCCATAATGCCTTACCAGCGCGAACCGCCGCTCGACCGCGTTGCCGACGCCGATCCGCTCCCCCGCGCCGCGCTGGTCGAACGGGTCGCGCAACCGGAACGCGCGCGCCGGCCCCATCCGCGCGCGGAAGAACGCCAGCAGCGTCTGGATATCCGCCTCGGATCGCACCCCCGGCCCGACATCGTACGAGGTCAGCGCCTCCGCCCAGCTCGCGTTGCGCTGTTCGGCGCCCCCCGCCGCGGTCAGGATCGAGGTCGAGAAGCCGGGGATCACCTCCGCCTCGCGCCCCAGCGCGATCGGGAACAGCACGTCGTCGAACGAGTCCACATCATCCTCCCCGAGTTCGAAATAGACGAAGCCGTCGCGCATCACCTGCGGCAGCGCCCACAGCACCACCGCCGCGACCCCCCGCGACCGCGCCGCGCGTCCCGCCGCCTCGATCGCGCGCCACTGCGCCGCCTGGTCGGGGCGCAGCACGAAGCCCGACAGGTAATGCTGGCGCGCGACGGGGTAGCCGAGCCGTTCGGTCGCCGCCGCCACCCCGAGCCGGGTCGACACCGCATCCCCCGCGGTCACCCAGTCGTAATCCTCGAGCTGGAGCACGTCGAACGCCGGATAGGCCCAGCCCACCGGCATGTTGGCGCGCTTCGCCTCGGGCGCCGCGGCATCGAGGACGGTCGGCAGATAGGTCAGCAGGTGAGTCTCGCACACGCCCCCCGCCGCAGTCCTGGCGGCGGCCGCGAGTGCCGCGGTCGAGGCCGCCAGGCACGCGCCCGCACGGTCGAGCGTCGCGGTCTGCGCTGCCGACATCGCGCCGCGCAGCGTCGGCACCGCGACCGGCGCGAACGCGGTCACCGCCGCCGCGTCGTAGAGGCACGGCCGCCCGTCGGGCATCGTCCACCACCACGGCTCGCCGACCTGGAACTTCGCCGCCAGCCCTGCCGCGCCCCCGATCGCGACGAACGCCGCCGCGACCTGCCGCAGATACCCCATCGCGCCGTCATGCGCGGGCGACAACAGCGTCGACGGTGGCGACCAGCCGGTCAGCGCCGGCGCGCCGTCTGCCGCGCGCTGCTTCCAGTCGTTCCAGCAATGCGCGTCGAACAGCTCGTACGACAGCGACCAGATCACGTCGTAGCCGATCGCCTGCGCCCGCCGCGCGAAGTCGCGGTGCCACGCCGCGCACGCGACGTTGAGCGCACCCCCGGCGAGCCCGACAAACCAGCCCCCCGACGCACGCTCGAGCCGGTAATAATGGCTCATCCCGACATAATGCGTGATCGCCCCGCGATAGCCGAGCTGGAGCGCGTTGCGCAGCAGCCGCGCCGGCGTGACGTTGTAGCTGTCGTCATACCCGCTCGCGATCGCGAAGCCGTGCTCGGGCACCACCACGTCGCCGATCGGCAGCACTGATCCCGGGCCGGTGCACGCGATCTCGGTCAGCTCGACCCATGCCTCCTGCGGCGTCGCCAGCGCCGCGTCGGTCGCGTCGTAGAGCGGCGGCACCAGCGACACGAACATCCGGTCGACGTCCCCCGCCCAAACGGGATCCGCCTCGCCCGGCAACAGGAACCCGCCCGACACCCGTGCGAAGTCGATCGACACCCGCGCATCGGTCGCGCTGCCCCGCGCATAGTTCCAGAGCCGCACGTACCAGGCGCGCGGCCTGCCCGCCGCATCGCGACCCTCGATCGTCAGCGTCGGCCCGTTGATCGCATCGAGCCCGCGCACTCCCGCCGATCGCCACCGGAACGCCAGCCGGCATCCGCGGAAATCGCGCGCGGTCTGATAGCGCAGCAGCGGGTGGTCGATCCGGTCCTCCGCCTCCCAGATCAACCCGGCAAGATCGTCGCGCTGGTAGAACACCGCATCGACCCTGAGCGCATCCGCCGCGATCGTCGTCACCGCCGCCATCATCGGCCGCGGGAAGTTCACCGTCCAGAACCGCGGATCGAACCGCGAGATCACCCCCGCCGCCTGCACCGTCCGCGCGTCCGCCAACCAATAAGCCATCGCGCCTCTCCTTCTAAGTCCTCCCCCCTGGGGGAGGGGGACCATCCGCGAAGCGGATGGTGGAGGGGCAGCCCAGCAGGACCGCCCCCGCGATCGGCCCCTGTCCGTCGCCCCGGGCTCGTTCCGGGGCCCACCAAGCCGCCGACACCACGCCTGCTCGGGAAGATGCTCAGGCGGCGCCGTGGACGCCGCAACAAGTCCGCAGCGACGAGAACGAGAATTACCCCGCCTCCAGCGCCGCCTTCACCGCACGCGCCACCTGCCGGCTCGATTGCGCCAGCGCCCCCGCCGATGCCCCCGCGCTCGCATTCACCGTGAGAGCCACCCGGACCTCGCGCCCGCCCGTGCCAGTCCCACTCCCGGTTTCGACCCGCCCGCTGGAGGTCGGCACGAACAGCTCGGGCCCGCGCTCGCCGACCACATAGGCGTTACCCGGCGACACCGGCCCGCCCGTCGCGCGCCCCGGCGACCCGAGCAGGCTCGACAGCACATTGCCGACCGACGACCCGCCATCGTCGCCGCCGTCGCGCCCGAGCAGCGAGTCCAGCCCCGCCTTCACCGCCGCCGCCGCGATCTGGTTGAGCGCGTCGAGCGCCGCGGTGCGCAGATCCTCGAACCCGACCTTGCCCGATCGCACTGCGCGCAGCAGCGCACTCTCCAGCGTCCGCCCGGCGGCTTCGCCGGCCTTGGCGATCGGATCCTTGATGTCGCTGACGACGACCTTCACCTCTTCGCGCAGCGCCGCGGTGTCGATCCGCACCCCGACCATCAGCTCGTCCACCGCGTCACTCATCGGGAAATGCCTCCTTCAATCGCGCGATCGCGGCCGCGTCGGGGGGCGCAGCGCTTTCCCCGCCGCTCCCGCGTAACGCCGCGACCACCGTCGCCAGCTCGGCCGGGGTCGCGCGCCAGAACCGATCGGGGGACCAACCGAGCACCACCCCGGCGCTCCCCGCAAGCCCGCGCGCCGCCGCCGCGAAGGTCGCGCTCATCGCCCGCCCAATATCTGCACCAGCAGCGCGCGCAGCACCGGCGTCGCCGCCGCCAGCCCCGCCGCCGTCACCGCCTCGCCAATCGCCTCGAGGGTCAGCGCTGCTGGCGCATCGTGCCGGCAATGCCAGAACAGCGCCACCATCTCCTGAAGCGCGAGCCGCCCCTCCGCCGCGCGGTCCACCAACGCGAACAGCGGCCCCAGTTCGCCCTCCGCCGCGACCAGCGCCGCGAAGCTCGGCCGCAGCACCAGCGTCTCGCCGTTGACACGCAGCGCGGTCTCCCCGCGCACCGGGTTGGCGCTCATGCCGCCACCACCGCGCCCGAACTCTCCAGCGTCAGCGTGTACGAACGCTCGCCGTTGAAATCCCCCGCATAGTCGAGCCGCGTCACCAGGAACTTGCCGGTCATGCTGTCGCCGCCTTCGAAGGTCAGGCGATATTCGTCGATCGTGCCTGCCAGCGCGCTCGCCTTGATCCGCGTCTCCGCGATCGAGCCGGTGAACACCCCGGCGCCCGACACGCTGACGCTGCGCACCCCCGCGCCCGACAGCAGCTGCCGCCACCCGCCCGAATCCTTGTTGGTCACCACCACCGCCTCGCCGTTGACGCTGAGCTGCGTCGTGCGCAGCCCCGCCACCGTCGCAAACGCGGGCACCGGCGCGCCGTCGCCTACCTTCAGCAGGAACGCGCTTCCCTTTTCGATCGCCATCTCGCTTCTCCCGTTCAGCCGTTGGCGCGATAGACGCGCACCTCATATTCGCTGGTCGCACTCCACCGGTCGCCGCGCCCGCGCAGCAGCTTGCTGCCGAACAGCCGCAGCCGCGCGAGCCGCCAGCCCTCGCCGCCAAGATCGGCGGGGAGCGTCGCGATCAGGTCCTCGATCCTTTCCTGCAGCCGACGCAGCCGCACCGGCCGCTCGCCGCCGTCGTGGAGCACCACCGAGATTCGCCCCTCGCGCCCCAGCAACCCGGCGGCGTCCCAGCTCGCCAGCATCGCATCCTCGACTACCGCATAGGGCGGCGCCGCGCGCGCCGGTGGCATGTCGAACACCGCCAGTCCCTCAAGCACCGCGCGTCCCTTCAGCTGGCGGACGATCGCCGCCTGCAGCCGTGCCGCGGCGCTCATGCCCGCCGCTCCGCGCCCAGGCGGAGTCGTCGATACGGCCGCCACAGCGCCGCCACCGCCGCGGGCGGTGCGCTGTCGTCGTCGCGGTGCGCGAACAGGTGCGCGATCAGCAGCACCACGCCTTGCGTCAGCGCTTGGGGCATCGTCGCCCAGTCGCTCGCGATCCCCGCGCGATACCCGACCCGCAACCGCGTCGCCGCGACCGGCGGCACCGCTCGCACCCAGCCGACCGCATCGTCGTCGATGTCGATCGCATAGGTACCGACCGCGAGGACTGCGCCGCTTGCCGTGTCGACGGTATCGATCGCGGTTACCGGGCAGACCCCCAGCCGGCGCCAGCGCACCCCCGCCGCGACCTCCTCGTTGAAGCCGCGCGCGATCAGCGCCTGCCCGCAATACGCCTCGGCGAGCCCGATCGCGGCGCCCGCCAGCCGCCCCAGCACCGCATCCTCCTCGCCGCTCTCCACGCGCAGATACGCCTTCGCCGCCACGACCGCCTCGGCGATCATGGCAGCCGGCACCGCCGACCAGTTCATCGATTTTCTCCTGAAATTCCGGCCTCACGGCGAACGCGGGGGTTGAGAACCAGCCGTCATCCCGGCGAGAGCCGGGACCCAGGGCCAAGCAGCGCAGCGCCCATGACCCTGGGTCCCGGGTCAAGCCCGGGATGACGGCTAGCGTTTAGGTCCCCGCCCCTACGCCGCGGCGAACTTCATCAGCTTGATCGCCTCCGAATTCGACACGCAGCCGCCGACCCGTTTGGTCGCGTAGAAGTTCACGAACGGCTTGCTCGAATAGGGATCGCGCAGGATCGCGGTCTCGGTGCGCTCCGCGATCAGATAGCCCGCCTTGAAGTTGCCGAACGCGATCGCCAGCGCGTTGGCGGCGATGTCGGGCATGTCCTCGGCCTCGATCACCGGATAGCCGAGCAGCGTCGCGGGCTGCCCCGCCGCGAGGCTCGGCTGCCACACGAACGCGCCGTCGGTGGTCTTGAACTTGCGAATCCGCGCCAGCGTCGCCGCGTTCATCACGAAGCTCGCACCCTGGCGGTACGGCGCCCGCAGCGCCTGGACCAGGTCGATCAGCCGCTCCTGCGGATTGGCGCCGAAGTCCGCCGCCGCGCCGCTCGCCAGATATTGCAGCGTCCCGAACGCGCGGATTGCGTCAGCGGTGGTCGCGGTCGGCACCTGCAGGAACCCGCGCGGCCGGTTGACCCCGCTCCCCGCGACGAACGCCGCGCCCTCGGCCTTTGCGAACTCGGTCGCGATCTCGTCGGCAAGCCACGCCTCGACGTCGAACGCGGCATCGTCGAGCATCGCCTGGCTCGCGCTCGGATTGGCGTAGAGCTCGCCCGTCGGCGGCACGATCTCGGTGAAGACCGGGGTCGCGGTGCCCGGCCGCGCGTCGGTCTCCGCCGCCCAGCCCGACGGGGTTCCTCCCGTCGTCACCAGCTTGCGATAGCCCGCGCTGCCGACCTTCACGACATTGGCGATGCTGCGGATCGGCGAGATCCCCTTCAGCGTACGGTCGATCACCGCGTCGATCTCGCGCGGCACCGCGAACCCGCCCTGGTCCCCCGTCACCCCGGTGAACGCCTTCATCTCCACCGTCGCCCCGGTCCGCACGAAGCCCTCGAACGCCGCCCCGCCCGCGCGCACCGCAGCGCCCTCCAGCACCGGCCGCGCCACCACGCCACCCATTCCGATCGTCGTCATGCCCGTCTCCCTCTTCACCCAAAAAGAAAGGGACGCAGCGCGCGCCACGCCCCTGCTCGGTCAGTCCGAAACCATGTCGATGCGCGCCAGCGCCTGCATCGGCACCGCGACCAGGCTGACCTCGACCAATGCCACCGACGCGAGCTCGCGATACGCGCCCTGCCGCGCCTCGATCGCGCGATACCCGACCGACAGCCCCGCCATCGCGCCGCCGCGCACCAGCGCCGCCAGCGCCGGATCCTCGACCCGCCCCGCGACGCGCAGCCCGCGCGCATCCTCCCCGATCGCCTCGATCACCCCGACCGGATCGCCGCGATGCTGCCACAGCAGCGGCACCGTCCCGGCGCCCGCGAACGCCCCGCGCCGCATCACGTCGCCCGCGCGGTCGACCGCATCGAACACTGCCGCATAGCCGGCGAACCGCACGCTCACTTCACATAGTCCGCAAAGCCGAGCTTGACCGCGAGCACCGCCAGCAGCAGCGCCGCGAACCAGCCGACCGCCGATTTCCACGCCGATCGCTTGGCGTCGCGCCACGCCTCCAGCAGCGCGCGCAGCTCCGCCATGTCGCGCCCCGCCTTGTCGTCGGCGAGCCCGAGCCGGGTCAGCGCGCGCGTCGCCCCCAGCTCCCCCGCCTCCTCGGCGATCGCGCGCAGCGTCACCAGCTCGGCGCCGCGCTCTCCCGCCTGCGCCATCAGCTGCGCCAGCACCGCCCCGCTCACGACGACGCCCCCTTCGGCGCGAGCCCGACCATCGCGCGCTTCTCGTCGTCCGTCAGGAACGTCGCCGCGCTCGCGGACTGCCACAGCGCCGCGCGATCGTCCGCCAGCGCCGGCACCCGGTCGAGATCGACCGTCAGCGTCGCGCCCTCGAACCACCCTGCCAGCCCCTGCAGCAGCGCGGTCAGGATCATGTCCGCGGTCGGCAGCACGCTCAGCCGCCACAGCGCGCGGTTCGCCTCGCGGTAATTGGCGTAGGTCGCATCCCCAGGCAGCCCGAGCAGCATCGGCGGCACCCCGAACGCCAGCGCGATCTCGCGCGCCGCCGCCGCCCGCGTCTCGGCGAAGTCCATGTCCGCGGGCGACAGCGACAGCGCCTGCCACTTTAGCCCGCCCTCGAGCAGCATCGGCCGCCCGGCATTGCCGCGCCCCGCGAACCCCGCCTCCATCTCGGCGCGCAGTCGCTCATATTGCTCGGGCGACAGCGTCGATCCGTCCCCGGCATCATAGACCAGCGCGCCCGACGGTCGCGCCGCATTGTCGAGCAGCGCCTTGTTCCACCGCGCCGCGGCGTTGTGCACCGCGACCGCCGCCGCCGCCGCGCCCAAGCACCCCAGCCCATAATGATCGTCCGCCGGATGGAAGCGCCGGATGTGGATCACCTCGGGCCGCACCGGATCCGCGGGCAGCCGCTGCACCCGCGCGCCGACCGCATAGCGGTACACCGCCGGCCACCCCGCCGCGTCCGCCTCGATCGTCACCCGCTCGGGGCGCAACGCATAGAGTTCGGCGGCGCCCCCCTGCGCGTCGCGCAGCACCTGCACATAGGCGTTGCCGTGGAGCAGCAGCTGCGCCGCGATCGTCTCGAGCAACGCCTGCCCTGCGCTCCGCGCGCCGACCAACGCCGCCAGCGCCGGATCGCTCGCGGTCAGCGGCGCGCCGCCGACCCCTTCCGCGACCAGCCGCACCGCGCGCTGCGCCACCGCATTGCCCAGATACGCGGCGCGCAGCAGCGGTTCGTACGCCTGTGGCCACTCGCTCCCGATCCACGCCCCGACCCCGGCCCGCGACAACGCCGGACGCGCGCCCTCGCGCCCGGATTTCCACCCGAACATCTTCATACCAGCTCTCCCAATCCTCACCCGGACACGGTCCGGAGGCTTCGCGCCGCACGCCGCGCGCGCTAGAATCCCCGTACCGACGCCGCCCCGCGCCGCCGCAACATCGTCTCAGTCATCGCCCAGACCAGCGCGTCGGCGCGATCGGGCGAGCGCCCCGGCCCTTCATACCGCCCGCCTGCGATCAACCCGCACAGCTCGTCCTCCAGCGCCGGATACACCCCCAGATGCCGGACCCTGTCGGCGTCGTAGAGCGCCGCCACCGGCTCCGCGCGCGCCACCTTGCCCTGGGTGGCGCGCACCAGCCGCACCGGCAGCCGCAGGTCCGCCGCGGTCAGCACCGCGCGCACCATCTCCCCGCCCTGGTTGGCTTCAGCGATCACCCGGTCCGCGCGCACCCGCGCCGCGCACGCCGCCACCGCGCGCGCCCAGTCGGCGGGCGCGGCGTCGACGACGCTCGCATCCTCGATCACATAGGCGCGCTCGTCCATGCCGAGCGCCACCGCGACGATCCCGCAGGCATCGCCGCCGCGCCCGCTCTCGGTCCCCGCGGGCGGATCGACCCCGATCACCACTCGCCGCCAGGCGGGCGCGATCCGCGTCCGGCATGCCTCGAGCCCGGCGCGAGTCCACAGCGCGCCCTCCAGATCCTCGATCAGCTCGCCGTCGAGCTCCTGCCGCCCCAGCCGCGTCCCGGCATAGCTCTGCTCGATCGACTCGACGAACGCCTTTGGAAGATACGCGTTGTCGCGCGTCCGCCCGCCGGTCTCGACCAGCCCCGGCAACGCCATCACTCGCCGCATCAGCGCGGTCGGGCGCGGGGTCGTCGTCACCAGCACCTGCGGGTTGGTCCCGCGCCGCATCCCCATCATCAGATTGTCCCAGGCGGCATCGCCGTTGCGCCATTTCGCCAGCTCGTCGCACCATGCCGCGTCATGTTCGGGGCCGCGCAGCCCCTCCGCCGCGGTCGCCGAATAGACATAGGCGCGTGCCCCCGACGCGAAGCTCACCTCGCCCTTCACCCGGCAATAGCGTACCGTCTCGCCGGTCCGCGCCACGGTACACACCCCGCTCGGCCCCTCGATCATCACCTGGCGGACATCGTCCACGGTCGCGCCGACCAGCGCGATCCGCGCCGCCGCATGGCGTCGCGCGAATTCACTGACCCATTCCGCCCCCGCACGGGTCTTGCCGAAGCCCCGACCCGCCCGGATCAGCCAGACCCGCCACGCCTCGCCCTCGACATATTGGCCGTGCTGTGCCCAGCCCCCCAGCCACCGCTCGTTGAGTTCGCGCCGCTGCGCCACGCTCAACGACGCCAGGAGCCGCTTGCGCGCCCCTGCGTCGAGCGCGACCAGCCGCTCGACGATCGTCGCAGCGCCCGGGTTCAGCCTTGCTGCCATGTCGCCTCCAGAATCACGAGCTTGCGGAGGATCGCCGCGTCGGTATCCTCGCGCGTCGCCAAGGTCGTCGGCCGCGGCGCCCGCGTCGGCCGGTCGCGCGCGGCGAGCCGGTGGCGCAGGATCCGGAAGCCGATCTCGAAATCCGCCGCGTTACCCGGCGCCCGCGCGCCTTCCGCGAGCTCGACCGCGCCGGTCACCACCAGCGCCACCCCGACCAGATGCGTCTCCAGCAGCTGCAACCCGGCGTCGAGCGCCTCGGTCCATTCCGCCGCAAACACCGGATCGCGCCGTCGCAGCCGATGCGCCGACATCGGCAGCACGTCGATCGCCGCCGCCGCCGCATGAATGTCGCACGTCGCGGTTAACACGTCGAGAAACGCCGCCCGCTGCTTCCGAGTCCACCGCGTCCACGTCCCCGGCCGCCGCCGTTGCCCGACGGCGTCCGTGCCCGGACCCCCGCCGTCGTCCCCCGCACCAGCCATGCCAGCCTCCCGCCCAACGCAAGCTGGCCGGCGGCGGCAGGGTCTCCCCCACCGCCCCGGCCGACTCGCTGGTTCTCGATGTTCCCTTTATGTGGCGTTTATGTAGCTTACAAACCCACTAAGGCAGGAACGCAGCGGTTAGGCACATGACGCTGAAAGTAGCTGAGATTGCGCCGTTCGCCCAGAACTGCGCTGGCGTTTTGCGCCGGCTCGCATCTAGCAATCCCGTGGGCATCTGACCCCTTTTCAATCCCCAGATCGTAAGGCCAGCGAACACAGCAGCGAGGGCAAAAAACACCACGCGTAAACCTAGGCTCACTCCGGCTTCTCCATCGGCCTACGCTTCA